TATTTCTTTGGATACAATCTTGAAGATGCCGATGCTGATATATTGCAATCTTCGGGCAATGTTTTTGAAGTCGCGTTCAATTCATATGCTGTTATTTTGAGGCCTACCGGAGAAGGTTCAAGACTTGAGTTTGCCTTTGTGAAGTTTTCGTGGGGAACAGATTGTAGAGATTGGATGAATTCTATCATCGACAATAAGCTAAAACAATACACTGTATCTGAGAATCTTTTAGGATATTTAGTTTCATCAAATCCCGATGTTCTAAAGACCGGCGACACTCCTATTGTCACTGAGTTGGCAGTGTCAGATTCATTTGCTTATAACTCGGAACTTCCCACAAGGTTCAATCTAAAAATAACTGTTAGAAAGCATCTTCTTACCGACTCTTCGACAGATA